TGCTATATCAACCCAACTATCCTGATGATTAGGATTCTTAGCTAATCTTGCCATCTTAACCCATGCCATACATAATGCTACATCTTCTCTGGTTACGTGTTTCTTTAGTATAAGGCTCCAACCTTGTGCTATGTCATTAAAGTTAGTAAATGCATCCCCATACTCTTTGTCCCTATCTCCTGTAATAAGTTCACTTGCTTTTTGCAATACAGCTTTTCTTGTAATCATTAATGTAACCTTTTCTTAAAGTTAGCGTATACAATGTTACCTTCTATTTTCTCTACTTTTTTAGCTGGTTTTACATTATACTGTTCTGATAGTCTCATAGATGCTTCTTCAACTACACTTTCTAATACTTCTCTAATTCTAATACCAATATTTTCAACCATCTCAGAACCATTAAAATTACCATCGTAAAGTTGAAGTTCATTACGTTTCTTATCAAACGTACAAAATATACCATACGTATTATCAGGTATAAGTATTTCGTGTGCTACTTCTTCGTCTTCTTCTTTGTCGGACATACTGTCAACTCCATAAAATCATCAGCATACATTAGTGCTAACGGACGTTTTCGATCACCTTTTAATATTGCTACAGGCCTTGTAGCCTTCATCATATTAGTTTCAGCCTGTTCCAAAGCAGCATATACAGCAAAGGATGATCTTGCTTTGCATTCAACTGTCCAAGGAAACAATCTACGTGCCAAAGGACTAAGACCTATATCAGGTCCATTGACTCCACCAGGAGTTGACGTAATATCATCATCCTCAACACCTTTAAGATGTTGTTGAAGGTAATTACGTACCCACTGTTGAAGCTTGCGTCCTTTAGCTTTCGCAGACGCTACACTTATTCTACGTGAAAACCGTGTAGTGGTGGTAGGCATTTGCCGATTTCGATTTAGGGTTGCGTTCATATCTTAAATCAGGCCAACAAGTATATCTAAAACTACAGTAAGAACAAGTCATACTTAGCTTTCTGTTACCTGTTGGTTTACGATAAAAGAACTCCTCTTCATCAGTAAATCCACGTACAAAGTTATCCTCTGTTGCTTCCTTATAACGATTAATAGTATCTTCTATCTTATTGGTATAGCTTTCTTCATCGTCAGGATTAGCTTGAACTATCTTCATCTCACCTGATTCTTTACTAACAGCTATCCAACCACCTGCTTTTATTTCTGGGGTTTCTTCTCTCTCAGCTTTTGTATAACCAAACAACTGAGCGCAATATCCAAAGTCATCATTCTCTTTCAATGCTTCATAAGAAGCAAACTTCTTTTCAAAAGCAAATCTTGATGCACTTTTTATATCCCATAGAGAGTAACCATTACCATCTTTAATGATTAAATCGAGTTCTCCATTAATGTAATCTCCATCAGGAGTTTTGTAACCTACTCGTTTATTTAAATCTACTATTTCTACTCCTGCTGCCAATAGAATAGCAACAGCAATTACTTCAGTCATATCTCCATATAACATTTTAATACGAAAAGAGTTTGACTCAGGAGCTTTGGGCCAACCTAGTTTCTCTGCATGTAACTGACAGAATGGTTTGCCTACCTGAGACATAGAGGGAAGTTTAGCTCCCCCTTTTCTCTTAAAATTAAACTTACCCAACTTACTATTAAACATCTGACTAGCACGAAAAACTATGTCATCTGGAATCTTAGGATCACCAGCAAGGTAAGTATCAATCTTTGTTTGAAGATCCATCTTATAGTGGAATCTCATCATTGAGTAAGTCATCAAGATCAGTTTTAATTCCAGCAGGAACCATGTTCTCTCGCATCTTCTCTGCTACCTGATCGTTCTCTACCTTAACAAGATCAATGAAGTTAGTAATGTATCCCCTAGTCTCATCAGTTAGAGGATGGTGTTCTCCAAGTAAAGGAGTATACTTCAGGACAAAGTATTTGTTTGATCCTGTTTTCTTTAACTCATATCCAACCTTCATATCAAAGTTAAGAGGCATAGACTGTTGTCGTATCATGCTAGTCATAACTTTACTAATTTCCATAAAGTTAGATGGGCCTAGCTTCATACGAAAAGGAACATCCTTTATCTCTACCTTATCACCTGATGCAGCCGTAGGCTTATCCATACGTATAAGACCAAATATATTTCTATATAACTTAGCCTTAGATGCTGTAGCATATGCCACTGGATCAACTGCACGTAACTTCTCACGTTGCTTAGAAGGTATCCATCCACACTTATCACCACCATCCCAATCTAATGCAGTGTCTGAGAACTGCTTGAAATGCTGAGACATATTAGAAAACTTCTGAGTATCAGAGTCAAATACAGAAGTCTGCATTGTGTCTAGAAATATTCTGAAGTAAGTATCTTTAGCAAATACTTCTCCAAGGTCAGGATGAGATAGTCCTATAGATGGTGCAGGTATTCCCTCTACCATATCTCCATCTATATCTGTAGTGCTATCCTTATTAATCCTGGCCCTAGCTAGTATTGGCCCTGAGTTCATGGTTGAATACAAGGCTGATAGATCAGTAGAATTACCGTCTATATTCATTAATTGATTCATACGAATCCCCTTTCATTAAATGAATGCTGCTTATAGCATACTTTTATTATTTTGTCAATTAAAATCTTGTTGATCCATCCAATTATTTCCATGAGACATTTCTACTTCTAAAGGTATGTAGTCAGGTAAACCAAAGCGTTTCTTTGCTTCCTCTTGTGCATCTAACAAACACTGTGGGCCTATCTCCTTAACTAGATCTATCTCGTCTGGATGAGTATCAATCAAGACGCTATCATGTACTGTATTGATTACTACACTTTGTAATCCTTTCTCTTTCAGTTTGTTGAATAATAATATTACACCTAATGGTACAATCTCTGCTGTAGCTACTGACTGTACAGGATAATTAACTATTTGTGTTTTGAAGTTAGCATTACCTGATCTATTTCTCTCACAGTCAGGGAAACTAAACTGTCTACCTGTAGCAGTAGTAACTACTTTAGTTGAGATAGCTTCGTTTTGGAGCTTGTCGTGCCACTTAAAGATGCCTTGATACTTCCCAAAGAACTCTTTGAAGTAAACTTGTTGAGCAGGAGTTCCTTGAGTTCCACCGTAAAGTGGACGGAAGGTAGAAGCTTTTGCTGCTCCTCTGTCAGTGATTTCTCCGTTATCTGAGAGGACTTTGGCAGTGTAGGAGTGAACGTCAAAACCAGATTCGACTTCTTGTTTAACTTTTTCATCTGAGGCGAGTATTCCTGCAACTCTAAACTCAAGTTGAGAGTAATCAATTTCGACAAGTGTTCCTCCTTTAAATCTACTTACAAATGCTTTGCGAACTGGAAATAATCTACCTTTAGGCATATTCTGTAAGTTAGGATTGCTACTACTTAAACGACCAGTTGCAGTAATACACTGATTAAAATTAGAATGAAGTAAACCATCTGATTTCATACCCTTCTTTATACCTTCAATAAATGATGCACGATAAGTATCTATAGCAGACAACCTAACTAATGATTCAAGAAACTTCTTAACTTGTGGATTAGTAGTTGTCTTAATATTCTCAGTTAATGTTATCTTGTCAGTCTTAAACCCACCTGCCGATGCTAGTTCTAACTTAGGTCTGATCCGTAACCCTGCTACCTCATCTACTTCTAAATAAAGTACACCTAGTCCTTCACAATATTCACACTTGGTAGGTTTCTTAAACTTATCTCCATTCTTTTTAACTTTATAATAGTGTCCTTTACCGTAACAACTGCCACACTTAATCGCCCTAGTCTTAAACGCAACACTGAAGCAGGATTTAAATGCTGATCTAAAACCTTCATCCTTCATGTAAGGTCTTCTCTTGGGCTTTCCCTTATCGTCTACCCCTATATCCATTACCTCTTTCCAGAGCTTCTTATCTGTAAGATTACAGGAATACACAACAGTAGATAACTGTTCAGGAGAAGATAAGTTTATATCCTTATCACCCATAAGTTTCCTGGTTTCTGTCTGAAGATACCTAGTGAGTTCTTCTTGTTCTTTCTGATAGTCTGCATCAACCTGATCAAGTACACTAAGATCAATAGCCATGCCTGATCGTTCTATATCTGTCAGCACAGAGCAGAACTCACACATAAGATCTCTTATAGGCAGCAGTGATTTGTTGGCTGTTCTTCTAAACTTCTTCTCTTGTTTTTCAAACACTTCAGCAGTAGCCATAACATCAAAGTACAAATAATTTCTTTGATTTTCCTCTGACATATCACTGTAGTTTAAACCTTTAGAAAAAGCATCAGCCAAAGTTGATTGCTTTCTTAATGTATCATACTTCTGAGATAATGCGTCAAGACTGAGCTTACCACGAACACCTTTACTAAGCACGTACTCACTGATCATTGTATCTATAATTTTAGTGTCGCACTCAATACCAATCTCACGCAACCACGCAATATCAAACTTAGCATTATGCGCTACGACATAGGTAGCATTTTTTAGTTCTCTTCTAAAGGTATTGAACTCTGTAAAGTTACTTGTATTTACGTTTAAAATCTTTACAGCACCATCTGAGTTCCATATAGGTTCACCATTAATTTTTCTATACGTGTAACCAATAGCAACTAAACTGTTATCTTTATTATATGGTGAGGGATCTTTACGATCTCCACCTAAATCTACTTCAAGATCTAGTACAATTGCATATTCAATCATCGTTTTAACCCTGCTGCCTGTTTATCCAACATACGATCTATTACTGTACGATCACGCTTAACTGCTTTTAATATTGATTTCTTTACGTTTCTTCTCTCTCCTTTTGAAGTATAGTTAGCTCCTGTCTTCTTTCTTTTAGGCATTATATATATCCTTATATAGTATTATATTATATATTATTATATAGTATATAGGGGTTCTCTAAAGCTGATAACTCACCCATATATCACGAATTTTAAGGTATGTCAAGTAAAAAATGCACTATTAATCAACATATCTTGATATTTTTGGTTCAATACGTACTGTAGCACGACCATGTGACCCCCCTAATTTGTTTTTGGATACGTGTAAATACCTCAAAAAGTTATCATCCTTACCTTCTGTATTCTCTTTACCTATACCAATAATT